TCATATTTGGTGGATACATATCTTTAATTTTATCCAATTCTTTTTGATCCCCTAAATTTAATATTCTACATTTAACAACTGATCCACTTTTTGGTAATGGAATTGTAAAAAGCCCTTGTTCATCGGGATTTAATTCTGCGGGTGTCATATCAATTTCATCTAGCAAAATTGTTTGTTCAAAGTCTCTTCCTGTTGCAGGATCTTTTATTTTAAAATTATATTCTGAACCAAATGAAGTATTTCTTAAAAATATAAGTATTGCTTGAACGTCAACATCTATAAGTTGATTTATATCAAAACCAGGCTCATAAATTTTATTTCTTAACAATGTATTTATAAGACCATCTTTATTTTGATTTGGAGACATCAAAATATTTTCGTCTTCGGCTGTTAAATAACCAACTTTAATTGATTCTTTTTTTTGTGTATAAAATTTACCTTTTGATGGTAGTGGTACTACATCGTGAGGTAGTGAAAACATTTGTTGTCCGTAAATTGAAGCGTCATCCATAACTTTTTTATTTTAAAAATAATTGTAATATAAGGTATGTAAATAAAAAAATCCCACATTTCTGCGGGATCTACTTGAAATTTTAATTTTATTTTAGTAAACCAATATACATCTATCAGGTCTAAGAGTTGCTTTAACAGTTACTAACTTGTCGTCATCATAACTTAAAGAGTCAAAATCAACACTTGTTAAGAATGTACCAATTAATAACCACTTTTCAACTGCAACTCCTGTTGGATCTAAAAGTTCTAATGTGATGTCTTTTTTGTATCCTGCAGCATAACCCATACGACCTGTAACGGACTCAGCATGTAAACGAACCCATTCCATAAGTGCTTGTGATGCAGACGGACCAATTGGGTCTCTAAATGTAACATCAATTGGTTCCCAGTTAAATTTACCTGCAACATATGTTTCAGTATTTAAAAACGGAATTGGAACTTCAGAAATTTTAATTGATGGTCTTTTGGTAGATTCAACATACCAAGAGTTGATTCCAAGAGAATTTGGAAATGAAAGTATAAACCTGTTTTTCTTTTTAGGTTCATACTGTAAAGGCATTTTCATTAATAAGTCAGCCATGTCTTTTTGTTTTAAAAAATTTTATTTTATTTATAAATATTAGTTCGTTTAATTTTTTTTCTATTTACTTTCAACTTTTTTGAAATTATATATTAACTAGAAAATAAATATTTAATTAAAGTTTCTTTTTTTCTCCTCCTTTAGTTAAATATATATCTACTGGTTTTTCTGGATATTCTTTTTCTAAAAATCCTGATATCTTTTCGATGTTTCTTGGGTCATCATCTGAAAATCCAATTTTAGGTTCTTTATTTAACATGTCATTTTTGAAAAGTCCTTTCGCTCCAATCATATTTGATAACTCTTTACAATAAGAAATAAAGTGTCTTAATGCTTGAATTTTTCCTTCTTCAGGGTTTGATGCAGATCCTCCTCCAAAACCTGGATTTGTTACAGGTGCAAAATAGCAAAGTTCTAAATAATCATCTATTACTTCTTTATCAGTAAGTTCACTTGCATCTTGATCCATAACTAGTTGGATATATTTTTTTAGATTTTCAACACATCTTTTAGAGTCTATTCCTTGATGATTACTTATGATGAGGTTGTATGTTGATTCTTTCATAACTTCAGGTGAATGACCTCTAGCTGTGATGATTGCAAAAACTGACCCTCCATTTATACATTCCACAAAATCAGACCATGATGGTCCGGTACTTGCCAACATACAGTCAGTTAAGAAGTTTTTATCACCCTCTACTGTAAAATTTCGGTATGGATTATTTGCATAACCGACAATAGTTTTACCTTTATACTCAAAATGTTCAGTACCGATTTGACTTCTATGTTCAGCAAAATCTTCAGTACTCATTTTGACTTCTTCATCGTTATCGTCCAATACAATAATCGTTGTTGGCATAAATAAAATGTTATCATCCCAGTCAAAAGCATAATACTTTAAATCAGGAAGACCCTCTTCTGATATACCTTCTTTAATGGTCTTGAAAACTTGTTTTCTAATAATACTTTTTAAATTCATAATTATTTTTTGTAGTATTCTAACAGTCTTTCAAGCTGTTTTTCAGTTATAATAATGTTTTGTTTTTTTTCTGAGTAAGATTTTTTACCTTCATTTTTATAACCTAATGACTCTTTAATTAATTTTTTTGTGATTTTCATAACTTTTTATTTTGATCCGTATAATCCACTCATATCAAATGGAGATTTAGTTTTTGGCATAATTCGTTCAGGTGTCTTATTATTTGTTGGGATTTGTTCCAAAGGTTTTGTTGGTAATTTTGGAATATTAGATTGAACCCTTACATTTTTAATTTTATTTAAAAATTCTTTCAGATTTCTTCTAAAACTATTTTTAAATTCACTTACAAAAATATCATTAGTCGGTGCATCAGACAAACGATTCAAATAACTAATAAATTTTAATATAACTTCTATATCTTCTTGTGATAACGTAGTTAATCTTTCTGATCTTGAGGATTTTCTTAATCTGTTACCAATTTCATCAAAACTTAACGGAGTTAATTTCATTACATAATTTATATTTGTAATTTTTTGAATAAACTCATTAAACATTTTATTTATCAAATACTTTACTCTATCACCTTCATCATAATTCTCCGAATATGTTCTTTTAAAAATGTCTGATAGTATGTTATTAGCATCTGTCATTAACCTCAACAAATACTCTTTATCGTATTCTTCAAGTTTAGGTGCCGGTGGTGTTGATTGTTCTTTAATTACACGTTTAACAATTCTTGTTAAATCATTTTCAGTTAATCTTATAATTCTTTTCATATTTTTTATTTTATAAATATAAGTGGGGATAGTTTCCTACCCCCACAGTTTATTTTTTTAGATATTATCAAATGATGCCCCTGTCGGAGTGATAATGAACTCGATGTCTATGAATTCTAACGCCCTTGTTGGTTTCAAATAAATTTTACCTGTTAAAGTGTTAGAGTCAAGATCTTCAGGTGTATTTGATACAGTCACACGGAAATCGATCAAACCTCTATCTCTTCTGATTGAATCTAAGATTGGGTTAACTGAATCCAAGAAGTCTTGTCTTACCTTATTGTCATTTTGTTCAAACAACAATCTAACTGCTACTGCCGAAATCAACTTACGTGCCTGTAGTAATAATCTTCTAACATTAATTCTGTCAAGTGCTGATTGTCTAACTTGTAGAGTTTTATTACCCCAAATTACAGTACCCACATCGTTAAATGTTGCAATTGGGTTAATTCTTCCTTTATAAAGTGTATCTCTATCTTCTTGTGTTAACGTCTTACGAGCTTTGATTGAATTTACAATACCTCTTGTGTAACCTGCGGATGCGAACCAAGGAAAAGCTATGTTATCAGTTAGTGCTAAGTTTCTTGTGACTTCAGCAGTTGCCGGTAAGTAGATTTGTGTATTATTTACACTATCTCTTGTAAGAACCCAAGGGTAGTAAGTTGCAGTATAGTTAGAATCAATTCCTGTGGTTTCCAAGTTATCAACAGCCTCTTGAGGGTAGATAGTATTTGTATCTACAGGATCAAGTGTTGGCGAGAACAAGTCAAAATCAGGTGTTGTACAGATATAAATTGAATCTGCTCTATCTGTTTCTACCATAGTAACCGCTTCTTCTACAAGATTTGAGTTATTAACATAATCAATGCCAGGTGTAACAAAAACGTTGATGTTAATTGATTCTGGATTTGCAAATGTTTTTTGACCCCAAAGGTATGCATAATAGTCAGTATTACCCCAAACTTCTTGGTTAGGTCCTGAAATTTGTTTAAATGCTCCCCATCCTGAAGCGGTTGGGTATGTTATTGATGCTTCCGCCCCATATTTGTATCCACTAGCACCTAAGATGAATCTGTCATCATTTGTTCTATATTCTCTATAGATGTCCCATCCATCAAACCCTCCGTAGGCTAACATTGTAAATTTACGAGTG